CTTAGCTGATATCTCAGACAAGACACCATCAACTGCTTTGCCTCCTGCCTCTAAAATTAATTTATTTTCGTTAAGATTTTTTGCAATAACTTTTTTAGCCCCTGCAAAGCCCGCAACTCCACCACCAAGCAAGCCCGCTCCAACCTCAACAATAGTCTTCTGAATACTTTCGTCAATGTCTAGTCCTAACGCAGCAGCAAGGCCACACAGCAATGTGACTAATGCGGCAAGATTTTTTTTGTTAAAAAGTTTCTTTTTAGTTTCTTCTTTCATTTTATCTCCGTTCTAACCATTTTTTAAGCCACAGCCAAATTGGTATCGAAACATAAAAAAGTGCTAAAATGGCCAAAATGAATGCAAGAAAATAACCCAAGCATCGGCCTATTTCACTATGCTACTTTTTAAGCTTTCAAGTCGAATAACACGTTCTCTAGTATCTGTTATTTTTTCGTCCATTTTTAACTGGTTAACTTTTACAAAGCGAATCTCTTTTAAGATCATACTATCGGCCTCTTTTCGGCTTCCTGCCTCACCTTTTAAAACGGCAACATCACTATTAACCGTTACTATAAATGAAAACATTCCAATAATAGCTGCTGAACAGATAGCGGTTAGATTATCCTGAAAAAATTTCATTACGGGTCTATAGTTCTGGAATCTGAAAGCTGAGTAATGTTGGTTTCACAATCTGTGTACGTTATACCGCTAGCATTGGCCAAAACCAGTTGGCTTCCGTGTTGCGATCTTCGGCCCTCTTTTAAGTTGATTAAAGTGCAACCCGATGCACCTGTCCACATAATCACGTTAGAATAGAAAATAATCCATAGTCCGTAAGCATCATATCCTGCACCATTTGCACCATTTCCTTTAAAAACACAGCCGTCAACATTTATCTCAAGGTATGATTCCCTCATTAATGTCAAACAATGACCTTTTGTATCAGCACCATTTGAAGGAAATTGCAAGGTTGATGCGGTGTTGCTCATTTGAACTCTTGATCTGTTAGCTACTACGCAATGAGATTGCGAGTTCTCAATCGTGCAACCATCAATCTCCAATTCACCAATTGTGTCAGCAACAACGCACCCATTAACAAATTGGAATGAAGTGGTAGCACTTGATTGGCATTCACCGATAACGCAGTCTTCTAAACTAACTCTGCCGCTAATATTTCTTAAATAGACGTTTGCCTCTTGTGCATATTGAATTTTTACGTCTTTAATTTTTAATTCATTAAGTGTACATTCTGTAACTTTTATAATGTAATCTTGTGCCGCAGTTGTAGCCGCTCCTGAGTTTGCCGCTCCTGATAAAATTGTTGTTCCCGATCCTGCGCCAAGGATTTTAATTTCATCAACATTTTGGTTATCAAGATCAAAAGTGCAAGCGTAGTACGTTCCTGCCGCCACGTTGATGGTGACCGTGCCTTTGACTGTTGCATTCGATATTTTAGTGACAGCGGCTGCTAATGTTTTAAGAGCATTTCCAGCGCCAGCCGCAGAGCCAGAATTTGCATCATTCCCGTTAGTATCATCAATGTATAAAGTAGGGCTGTCAATGACTGCATCACCTGTAACAAGTACATTTCCCGAAGCGTCATTTAAATTAAAACCGGGCATTATTAGGCCTCCTCTATAGCAATATCTAAGTTGGAGCCCAAGATTTTAAAAACAATTTCATTATCTTCATTTTTGCCAATATAATTAAACTCCGAGCCTTCTGCTGTTTTTTCTATTGTCTCAGCAAAAAGGTATTCACCACCTTCAGGAATCGGATTTTCAAATTTTATCTTCTGCGCCATCTTCCTCAACCTCTTCAGCTTCTTTTAATAAACGTTCGGCAAAAAGAATTGCGCCTTGTGTAATCATCAGGTTATTTCTCTGCTCTTCCAGTTGTTTTTTTAAATTAACAAGATGTTGTTCTATATTTTCTTTCATTATAAAGTTACTCCCCATTCATCTTTTTTAAGTTCGTCTTTTATCTGCACAGCATCAAGCTCAGTCCTGCCGCTCAAGCAAGAAGGTTGCTGACCATTGTACTTTAAAATAGTGTTGTCATTTGATGACACCCTTAAACTGTCAAAATTAGTTTCAAGGCAATGATCTATCATCTCTTGAGTGACTTCGTTTTTTTGTAGTATTACATATTTCATTTAATGCCCTTAAGGTACAGTACTGCTAAAAGCAGTCCCATTTTTAAATTCAGCGTTATTGTTTGAGGTTGCAACATCATAAACAGTCGTTCCTTTTTCGGCTTCTGGGCCATCACCCATCAACCAACAACCGACAATATTATCGCTCTCAATTCTCCTTGGGTCGATAGGAGTTCCTGAGTTGTAAAGGCTTGTGACATTGCCAGCACTTAAAGTGGTATCCCACATAGCGACTTGCAAGATTTGACCGGGGAAGTATTCAGCTGTATAAGCCCCAGCTCTACCAAAGGCAAGGCTTGCACTATTTGCCACAATTGCATTACTCAAAGTGTGCCCACTTTTGACATTAGAGCCATTGGCATACATATTTAAGGTCGTGCCGCTGATAGTCACTATAAGGTTGTACCATGTATCATTAGCAAGAACCTGTGAGCTTTGCACATAATCACTTGCAGAGCCGTTGGCACTATACCAAGCGAACTTTGCAGAGCTAGTATCAATTGCAATTTCATAATTACAGGCTCCAGCCGCTGAAACTCTTTTCCCTACTGGAGTTTGATAAGCTCCTGTAACGCTTGTGGGGCGTATCCAAGCAGAAATTGAAAAATTTCCTAGCAAGGTATTTGTATCGCCCAGTTCGACATAATCGTCCGTGCCATCAAAGGTCAGACTACTTGCCCTTGTGTATGCTCTATAGTTGCCACTTGCAACAAACCAGTTGGTTCCATTTGAAACAAGGGTCACTTGCCCATTGTTAGTATCACAGGTGACCGAGCTTCCACCATCGATGGTTTCAGAGCCATTTGGTAGGATGATCGTTGCATTGTCCGACCAGCCTGCATTTCCATCGCAAAAAGTGACCGCCTTGTTCGCTGCATTGGCAGCGGCAGGTAATGTTATGGTCTGTGCTGCAGAGTTCGTGCAAAGTACTATATTCCCATCGCTAGGAGAATAAGTATAACTTGCCCCTGATTGAGAAGTCGTCCCTTCCCCTGCAACAGGCAGGGGGTTTCCTGATCCGTCCTTTAGAGTGTATCCCGCCATTAATGAAGCTCCTTAACCCCTAGCTTCTCAGCCTCTGCGATCAACCCATCAATTCTCGCAAGCTCGGTTTCAAGATATGCTTTTTTTGATTTCAAATCTTCAATACGATATTCATCTTCAGTTGTTTTGCTTTCAACTAAGATGTTTTCTTTTTTGCCTTTTTTAAATGCCATTTTTAAAACTCCTTTTAGGTCAATGCGAACCAATTGCTTCCGTCACAAATAATAGTAACTGAGCCATAGTCGGTGTTAATGTCTAAAGTTGCCGCTCCGTCAATGGTTTCTGACGCATTCGGGTCTATAGTTATTGCCCTTGCGGCTGTCCCTGCATTACCGCCTTTATCTTTAAAATACAATATCCGCCCTGAGCTATCAGAAGCGGCTGGTAAATTAATAGTCACCGCATTTGATGAGGTATCGCAAAGGTAAACAATTCGAGGATCAGAATTTGCAATAGTAGTACTAGCGGCACTTACAGCAATTGTGTCAATAGCAAGGCCCGCTTGTATAAGAAATCTTGCGTTTGTGTTGAAGTACCTAACAACCCTTGTGCCATCTGCTTTGCAAAAGCTAACGTTTCCGCTTGCGTTTGTAGAATACAGATTGAGATCAAAATCACTCGTTGTAATATCTAAAGATTGATTTGTTGAGTTTTGAGCGAAACTTGCTGTATCTCCTGCTCCATTCTTCAGCTCAAGCTGAGTTGCTCCCCCAGCCGTGTCCTCAGTTAAGATTAGCTTTCCTGTAGACGTAAACTCAGCAACTGCGGAATTGCCCGTGTATATTTTTGTAGAATCAGCGGTTCCTGTCCCCAGTTGGAATTCAGTCCCAGAACCGCCTATTCCGACAAAGCCATCAACTGTATTAGCGCCCTCTTGTTTATTAATCTGAATACGGGTATTGCTTCCACCTTGAAGCTCTATATAGTTCCCATCAAAACTAGCCCCATTCATATGAAAACGTAGCTTTGATTGATTTGTTGCAACTTCACTATAAGTTAATACTGATCCAACATCATTAGAGCCGCCATCAGTATCGAAAAACATCAAGTGGTTATCATTAGCATCAAGGCGCAATCTTGTATTTGCTAATAAATAGCCTGCTGAAGAGTTGTCAGCATAAGTAAACGAACAAGTTGAGGTGCCATCATCAAGTAACAACTGAGGATTAGAGCTATCTTTTACATGAAGCTTCGCTCCTGTTTGAGCAGAGCCATAGCCAAAAGAAACAGTTCCGCTCATATTAAAAAGCAAGTCTGTAAAATCGGTGTCAAAACCGATCGAGATTAAGCCAGAGGTATCACTTGCCCAAAAAACCTCTTTTCCGTTCATTCTCGATATAGCAGTCCCTGAAGAAAAATCAAAAGCAGTCGTAACCTGCACAGCATTTGAAATAGCTTTAAAAGTGTAGCTCTGTGAACCATTGTCCAGCTTTAGTTGAGGGTTTGAAGAGTCAGTAATATGCAAAGCTGTATCTGGATTGCTGTTTCCAATTCCTACAATGTAACTTGTTGAATCTGGGTAAAGGTCATTCCCATTGACCGACCAAGGACTGGACCCCGTTCCGAGGGCCTGTGATTCGCTAAAAAAAGGCATTATTCACCCCTTATGAAATGTCTTGATATTGTACGTAAAAAAAACTATTTGAATTCGTATCTACCGTTAAATTTTGCTGAGTAGTTGAAGCGGCAACAACGATACCATTGTCGAATTTGTCGGGCAACGGCAGATTTGAAATGCTTCTTGTATCTGTAGTACCAACTAACAGAGGTGGCATTGTTGGTACTGTTCCATTTGCTGGTAATGATGCAGCATCAAAAACCATTAGGTATAAATTAGTACCACCCTTATTGGAAAGGGCGGCTGAATATAAAATAGCATTTGAGGATGCTACCACTTTTGAATTTTCCCAAGCGGTTGATTTAGAAACGGAATAAGCTGTAAGAAAGCGTGACCCTTCAGCACTTGTTGTTTGTACAGTTGGCATCTGTTATACTCCTTGTTTTTGTTATTTTGAGTAAGCACCCTATTTTCGCTTAAATTATGAATAAAGGCAATGATTAAATATTAATTGTCAACATGAACTCCAAACCACCCCTTTGCTGAACCTGCAGAAATTACTGTGCAACGGCCACCAACTTGCGTAAGCACTTCTGTAGTGGTGGTGCCACCGTTAAAACTATCCCTGCTTGTTGCTCCAGAGTCAGTTTCGATTGTAACATTGCTACTGCCTTTTATTTTCAGAATATGCAAAACTCTGCCACCATTTGTAACTGAATTATCAAGTAACTTAGGCAATTTTACAGTTACGGCTCCGCCAGTTGTATCAACTCCAATGATGTAGTCTTTTATTCCTGCTGCATCTCCTGTGTCGCAAGTGTAATCTGCTGTTACCTCTTGATAATGATTAAGATAATATGTATTAGCATTGATTTTTGAGTACCAAGCAACATCGCCAAGCTCAATAGTTTGAAAATTTGAATCTAATGTAGCCATTGGTTTTCGCTCCTTTTAAGGCATATCTAAGGTGACTGTTCTTGCTTCGCTTTTATAACCTAAAGTATTAATGCTCCGCACTTCTATTCTTAGGTCAGCAATATCTAGCGTATTAAGGTCTAGATTTAAAACAATTTCAATAGAGCCAAAATATGCATCTGGCCCTACTTTGTAAAAATTAGTGCCGCCTGTCTTTGGTATTGAATGCTCATCTAGCACCTGCCTTATACTACAATTTGCAGCGGTGAATGCCACATTATTATTGGCAGGTTTTGGGAAAGTGAACCCTTTTCTTAAATCTGCTATTAAGGTTCCAACATCAGCATTGTTTGTTCCATCCTTAAATTTTAGCTCCCAACTTATACCAGATAAATCACCCAGAGCAGGGGTTACAGAATCGGGTGCACGAAAGGTAGGGCCTTGCTTAGGGCAAGTGGGATGGAATCTAAAATTTACAACTGCATTTGAAGCACTTCCTGTAGTGTCGGCAAATTGCTCTAATGTGTTTACAGGATAAGGGGTGCAACTTTGCCAATCTGGTTGCATTTCTACAGCAACCTTTTTAGACTTTACAAAATTATTTCTAGCATAAAAATCCACAAGTGCTTTTTGATCTAGACCCGCAGAAATATAACTTCGATCAGCAACAGTATTAGAGTACCCTGTATTAGGTCTTCTGCCAGTTTGCCTTGTTGGTATAACAGGAAGTTGCGGTGCACTTGTTGCCAATCCAATCCAAATTGTTTCAGTAGAATGTATAGTAGCTTTCTGTCCTGTTATTAAATTAGTAGAATTTGTCACCCCAAAAACGTTGCGAACGATGTCTGTAATTCTATAAAAAGAATAGCCACCAGCGGTGCTTGTTTTAACTATTTTGTTAAAGGTCAAAACTTCATCCATATTATTGCCAATAATTGCAACTCTAGGAAAACCAAAAAACTGGTCTGTCCTTCCTGTAAAATCATTTATTACTTTTGAGTCATCAACTTTAAATGTAATGCCTGTACTCGTAACATCTATTCCAGAATCTTTACCTGTGACATTAGCGGTCAGTTCTCCATAATACCACTCGCCAACAGTAATTGTGGCAGGAACTTGTGAGGTGCTTTCTTTGTAGATATTCATTGCATGAACATTATAAACTTGTCCACTTGCTGGCCATTGGGCTACAGCCGTAACTGCTGTATTAGGGTATGATAACTCTTGCCATCCTTCATTGATTTGCGTATGCGTCAAATCAGCGATTGCGATCGATGGAACAGTAAGCCCATAAGGAGCAGGGGCAGGCATAAAAACTTCTGTTGTATACGAAATAACATAATCTTGGATGCACTTAACTCGCCTTTTGTTAGATGCTTCACTTAAACCGCTTACTGACACCACACGAAAATTTTCGTTTATGTCATAAGTGATTCCTGTATCTGTGAGGTCTAGTGTAATTAAGTCATTGGGGTAAAGCTCATTTTCATTGTCATAATAATCAAAGCTTAAGGTGCTTAAAGGCCTAGTCCACCTGCTAAACTCTCGGCTTAATACAGCACGTACTGTGTTCTCTGTAGAAACCCCTGCTAAATCTACCTTTTTAATTTTTGTTATTCCAACAAGCTCCCTTGCTGACTCATTCATGTGAGTTATTTTTTCATCATCTGTTTTGCCTGCGGGTCTATAAGTTATTTGCACTCCAGTAAAAACTTTATCCCATCCCATTCGCTCAAAAGAAATGTTACTAGCATTACTAATTGTTATTGTCTTTGAAACTGAGTCAGAAGTCCTTGCAAGGTTAATAGACCATTTATAGGAACCGCCAACAGTCTTCCAAATTAATGCCCCATCAATAACAGCTAAAATCTTATTTAAAAAACTAATAGTTTTTACTCTTTTTGTTAACATTATATTAACGCCAAGGTTTTCTGCATGCACAGTATCTCTAGCAGTATCAAACCCTGCTAAATCTATATCCGAGTCAGATATGCCAAGGTTGTTTGATAAAATCCAATAAATTATGCAGATAGGATTCGCAGCATCGTCAATGCTTGATTTAGCAGCATCATTATAAGGACTAGGCAAATCAGGCATATGCTCGATATAATATTCAATATCTGGCAATTTTTCAACATTCCTGCCGATATAAGCACCCATCCTTGATAGCCAGAAATTTGTATAAGCACCACCTGATAATGCATTAATACTTGTTATGTCATCATTTGCACCAACCCAAGGCCCGTGCATTCCATTGTGCCGAAACACAATATAAGCAACTCCTTTAATCCATCTCTTTTTTTGTATTTGTGATCCTTCAACTAAGTTATCAATAAATGGATCAATGCTAGTTTGCCCACCAAAATGAGCACAAGCATATGAGGGTGTATATCTATCTTCAATTGTTTGTACGTTAGGCTCTTGATACCAATTCGCAACAGCTATTCTATTTTGTAAAACACTATCAATTTGCTCTTTGTTAACTACATATTTAAAACGGTCTTCTGACGTTACATCCAAAGGTATAGCAAAATAAGTATTTGTTGAGCTAATCGGGAAAGCTGTAGCAAGTTCTTTACCATCTGTAGCAGCGGCTAATTCTGCTGTGCTTGTAAAAGGTATTCCATTAATTCGGTAGCCTTTTAGTTTTGTTATAACCTCGCAAATAACTTGTGCAAACGATTGAAAATGGTGGTGAGCATGCCCATTATTTACCCACTTGGCAGAAAAGCCAGTTACCCCTTCTATAGGCCTTGTATCTTCGCCAATATTTCCAGTATGGGTTTTGACTCCGTTGTATTCAAAAAGCTCCATATTTTTCAAATGCTCTGGCCCAAGCCAAACGGTTTGAGGAGTAACCCAATTGGAGCCAAAAGCAATTGGTATTACCCCATCATAAACATACCCTAGCTCAGAATCATCTCCAGCAACTTCTCGCACTTTCCTTCCCGTTTTGGGGTCAGTTGTTACTGTATAACCTATAGCCGAGCCTTTGTAGCCTGATTTTTGTAGCAAATGTGCTTCTGGCATTTCTGGGAACCCACCGAAGTGATCATCAATGCCAAATTTACTTGAGCATGTAGCTATTTTTTTATCGCACCCTTTGTAAAAGAAAAGAACGTCTGATCCATCTTTTAAAGATAAAGGGTATAGCAAATTAAATGTAGCTGTATAACTGCCACCACCATTGTCGACAACACTATGCGAAATTATAATGCTTGAACTATAAACTGCACTTGAGTTTTCGACTACAACTTGCCCCTGCACATAGTCGGTTGTGCCTATATTAAAATCTGCGTCTGTTGCGGTTTTTGCAAGTGTTTTATTCCCATTTGAAAATGTCCAAGTAGTTCTGGTTTCAGTTAACAATGGGTTTAGGCTTGAATCTTTTCTGTTTCTTGGGCATCTAGGACTAGCAGCCTCGCTACTTCCATTGTAACCCTCGTATAAAGTGTAGTTACAGTTTCTGGTATAAGTCCTTGTTGGTATCTCTGAATTGTTACTTAAAAAATCAGGGCTAAATTTTAAACTTATCCGATCTTTATCAACTCCAACATTGCACGAAACAAGACTGCCCCTAAAAAGAACGGCACCGCTTGTATTCATTATTTTTAAACTAACCGCATTGTTGATATTTTCATCAATTAACTTTGTAGCTGGCTCACTAGTCTTTGGCATCACAATTTTTACATGCTGCTCTGCCATTTCAAAAACTATTTCTCCACGACTGATAGGTATTGCTGTAAAAGTATTTCCACCGTGGGTCTTATCTGTAATGCTTGAGGTATACCTGTAAGTTGTGCCAAAAGCTGTAAATTCGTATAGGTTTGCCATTAGGTCGGTGTCTCCCGTTGCAACTCTTTACAAGAAAAATTAATGCGGTATCTATTTGGTCCTGCAAAAGAAACCCTTAAGCTATCTGAGCCTAGTCTACAGTAAAAAAGATTCATAATTATGCCATCAATTCTGTAGTGTGTCCAAGGAGTAACGGTCAAAACTTCAAATCCGTCGTTGGGGTAAGTATAAGCATCAGTTAATTCTGAAAACTGCGGTGTGCTTGTATAATCATCTTGAAATGTGACTAGATGTCTGTACTTTATCCCTGTGTTTGGGTAGTCCATAATTTCAGAGTGGTAGCCATCGTTAACATAAATGCCTGTGCCACCAGCATCTGTTATTGGTGTGTAATTATTAATCCAAGAAGGAACCCAAAAAACATTTAATCTGCCAATAGCGGTACTAGAAAAAAACGAAACAAGGGCATTTTTTTCACTATCACTTGTGACCAGATACTCAATATCTAGGTGAGTTTCTACAAGATCAAACTTGCTAAAATCTCTTTTTTGCCAAGACTTGCCGACACCAAAAGAGTTGCCTGTAACTGATTTACGCACGATGTTATTAGGTAAGACTATTTTCCCTGCATCATCAAAAAGCATAAATACAGTTTTGCTTTTGTATGTCGTTGTATATATCTCAGCCATTACGTGACCTCTGTAGCACTTACTGAATATTCAAAGTGCTGTGGCCTAGCCCCAGAGCTTTTAGAAACTGTATCTATTTTCATTTCACGCAAAGGAACCACAACAGAATTTGCAGGAAAAGGAAAAGAAGGTGTACCCGTCAATGTAATAGTGTTTGAACTTATTGAACTTATAACAGCTTTTTCGCTAGTCGGGTTCATTCCACTAGGTACAGACATCATAAGCGAAGCCCCATTAGCAAAACCCTCTAAGGTAGCATCGCCAACAACTATGTCCGCACTTGATGTACTAGCTGCAGACGCTAAAGTTGTTTTGCTAAACCACAAAGGAACCCACATAATGTCGTTATTTGTTTTTGCAAAATAAATAATTGAATCCATCATTTGAGTTTGCTGTCTATTATAAGTTTTAAATTTAGCGTTAACACCAATCAAAGTGTCATCTAGCAGTTGCCTTCTGCTTTCTGTGCCATTTACAGACCGAAAAACCTCAGTTTGTCTAATATAAATTTGCGAATAACCATCTTGCAATGGTGATAAAAATAATGTTGCATTAGCTGGTAAAGTACTCATTTTTAAATATCTATGGCATTAATTATTGCCTGCTTACCTTTGTAACTGCTTAAATACTCGTCAAGTGAATCAGTATCAAAGAAATTTACAACACTTACATTGCTATTGCCCTCATTAATAGCCTGCAAGCTGTCCTCACCTAAAGCAGAAACAGCTTCTTTTCTAACAACAAACTCGCCAGATTCTAACACAGCAGGAACCTCACCATTGCCAGTAACTAAACCCCCAGAATGAAATGCTTTAGCTTTAGATATTTTTGCAATTTGAGCCGCCCCCATTGCTGCGATCATTGCAACTTTAAAAGGTGCAAGCATAGGGCCGTATCCAGTTGGTGGTGGCTCGAAAGCAGCCATTGATGCACGAGCGGCACTTGTTATTACCCCAGCAATTGCAAAAGCTTTATGAGCTGCGCTATTCTTTTTAGCAAACGCCATCCCCACTTTTGACATATCGCCCATTAAGCCAAGTTGAAAATCTGTGCTTCTTTTTTCTTCCGCTTCCTTTTCTGCGAGAAACTTTTTTTGCCGTGCCTTCATGTCTTCGTATTGGGCATCTTCTGTTGCTGCTTCTTGCCTTAAGGCTTCTTGCCCTGCTTCAAATTCTGCCTCTTCTCTAGCATCTTCTGCTTCTGCTTCCTCTAATGCTCTGTCAGCATCTTCTTGCCGCATTTTTTGCCTTAAGTGATATTGCTCCCACCAACGCTCATTTTTCTTGTCTTCTCTTTGTTGAGTTTTTTGAGCTTCATCCGCTTCAGCTTGCCCTGCTTTTTTTGCACCCTCTTCGATTTTTTTATTTCTACTGTTAGCAGATTTTATATAGCCGTCTTGAGCATCTAAAGATGCTGTTATTTTTTCGCTTCTAGCTTGAAGTAATTTATTCTCTTCTTTTAAACTTGCCATCCTTGCATTGTATGAAGAAAGCGAAACTTTCATTAATTCACTTTCTGAATTTTTAGCAGCATCTATTTTCTTTCTTAGCCTTTCCTGAGCGTTAACATTTGCATTTAATTTTTCGATTGTTTTATCTAAGGCTTCTTCTAATTCATTTTTTGTTTTACCTTCAATGACCCCTCTAAGGTCATTAATTTTGTCGACTAAAGTTTCCACTATAGGAATTAATGTTGAACCTAATGCCCTGCTCATGTCATCAATAAAAGCATTGATTTTTTTCAGGCTTCTATCTGTGCTCTTTTCCATTGTGTTAAATGCTTCTGTAGCAGCACCTGCTGATTCTGTAACAGCTTTTAAATCACCCGCCGCCATTTGAGCATTTGCACCAGTTGTTCCTAAAATTGCGGCAACAGCTTCAACCGACCCAAACATTTTTTGCAGTTGCTCTTTATTGTCTCCAGTTGCCTTTCTTAGAGCACCAAAAACCTTAACAAGGCTACCCTCTTTTTTAAGTAACTCATCAAATCCAGAAACATTTAACTGTGCAAAAACATCTTTTAAATCTTTACTTGGAGCGGATAGGGCTGTTAATGCCGCCCTTATCTGAGTCATAGCAACACTTGTAGGAGTACCCTGCTTTGTTAATGAAGCTGTAGCACCTAATACGTCACGAAAATCAACCCCTAAAGCGGCGGCTATCGGTCCTGCATTAAACATTGACCTCGATAATTGTTCAAAAGTAGTTTTTCCCATTTTGACAGTAGCGAACATTGCATCAGCGACTTTTTGAGTGTCAGAGGCAGGAATTTTAAAAGCATTTAATATTGTAGTTAAACCATCTACTGCTGTTTCAGTATCAGTAATACCGCCAATTGCAGCTTTTGATGCAACCTCTAAAAAAGATAAAGCATTTTGCTCTGGCACACCAGCAGAAATTGCTTGGTAAAGGGCTCCTGCCGCTTCGGTTGCATCTACCCCCATTGTTGTCGCTAAGTTTTCGACTTGTCCCGATAGCCTTTGAAAGGTTGCTTCGTTCATTTGTGTAAGGGTGCTGACTTCTCGCATCTTCTTTTCAAATGCGGCAAAATCTTTGACAGCTTTAACACCAATGACAGCCGCTGTTGCGGCTACTGCGGCTCCCATAGCTTTGAAGTTTATGGTTGAGCTTTTTGCAGTTTTTCCTAAATTATCTGTACTTTTCCCGACTTTATTTAGTGGGCCAGATGCCTTGTCAGTTGCCTTAACGACAAGTTCCATTGTGTTAGCCATTTTACCACCTTAAAACTTTTGAAGATTCTCTAAGAACCTCGACGGTTCCGTTCTTTGTTTCTGGTCGTACAATTCTACCACTTTTTGATGATTTTCTGTTATTTTTTTCTTTTTGGTCAATTTTGTATTCTCTTGCAGTCTGCCATAACTGAAAAGAAAAACTAAAATCTAAAACACCCATATGCAAAATTTCGTGGGGCAAAATTCCATAGTCACAACAAAATTCATGTATTATATAGCTATTCTCCGCTTGATGCACGAAATGTTTTTAGATGCCCTGCACCCCCGTCGGCAGGGGCAAGGTCTGTAAAAGCATTTTGAAACAATGCTGTAGCATCCTCGTTAGTTAAGGTGTCAATATAGCTTAATTCATTTTTAGAACATTCATGCATTGGTTTATTTACAAGCTTAAGCTCTGAATCTTCAAAAATTAAAGAGTGAACCGACTCACAAAGAATATTTGTAAGCAATAGGCTAACGCTTTCAAGCTCTGGGTTTTTTATTTCTCCTGTGTCCAAAGCAAAAACATTTGGCAATTGGCCACTTATTAAATACGGCATTACTTTTACTTGCCGCACCCTCGCTTTAATTCCGCTTGGTAAATCAATTATTTTAGTTCCTTGTTTTTTATAATCGTCTGCATTCATATTTTATTAACCACCTAAGAATTTTAATTGCACATCACTATCAGAATTAACAGCGGAAGCACATTGAAAACCAATGTCAAAACGCCTTAATCCCGCATCGTCAGCTGGGGCTATTGAGCTTAGTCGTGTAACACTTCCAAGATCAAACTCTAATTTGTTACCTGCGGTGCTACCTAAGGTACACTTTATGGCACTAATTGCTGTGCTTTGCGCCCATTTATTGTGGAAATTATAATCGCTTGTAACCACTTGCTGTGGGTTAAGCGATCCGACTGGCTTTCTTGAAGCCAAGAAAAACCTTTCTGGGCTTGCTGAATTGCTCATGTTCTTTAAATCAACAACCTCGTTGCCCATATCTAGCTCGAAAGTTGATGCTGAAACCGAGGTGTCTGAGTCAAGAGTTAAAGCAGCACTATTTAAAATTGGCGGCATTTCAGTAGAATAGCCCCAACTTCCATTTACGTCTGGCGCACCGTCTGCCAAGTCTACGTATTTACCTGAAAATGTGAACTCAGCAACACCATATTGGCCTTGCTCTAACTTGAAATTAACATTGCCAATGCACCCGACAATTTTGTAAACCATCTGGTCAAGGTACATGTAAATTGTACAGCTATCGTAAGAGGTAGAGTCTGGCACATAGACTCGATCATTTGTGGATAGAGTTCTTTTAAATCCGCATGCTTTTAAAAGTGGGTCAATCTCAGGTACATCTGCTACAGTTCCTGTCTTGCCATTACCTTTTAGCTCACAGCTAAAACTAAGCTCTACGCTTCTATTTCCTATTTGGTGAGGCAATGGCGCACCTTGATATCTTACAGCATTCCTTTCTAAGACTTCACCATTAATTGTGATGCTTGGGTCCATAGTCAAAATCGGGTTAGCCGCTACTGTAGGAGTAGGGTCAGTACCGTAAGCATCTAGCTTGATGTAATTTCCACTACTAGGCGTAAAAGATAACTCATTAGCTAATGTTAAAGTGGTAGCTGTATGGCTCTTTATAATAGCAGTTTCAATTGTTGTTGAGGTGTCGTATGTAGATTGGTTACCAAAAACCGCAGGAGTGCCAGCAAGCTCTTGTGAGCTTCCAAGACCGCCCCCTGTAACATCAATAACTGTCTTAGATGGACTGCCTGTAGCTGTCTTGTCGGAGCCTTCCGACTTAGCAAGTATAACAGTTCTCCTTGTGAGTTGTGCAACTGGATTAGCCATTTTCTTATTCTCCTTATTAAGCTAAAGCGGTTAAATCCCCGACCTTATGCCGGTATAAAATCTCAAAAACAATAACAACACCAATATAGCTAAAGCCTTTAGTGCTACTAAATTCAAGTAGTGGTTCGTCTCCACGCCATATGGTATCAACTGCGAGTTTAGTGCCACCGCTATTTTCCCATTGTGGATTAGTATAAACTGCTTTTACAACGTCTTCAACAAGCGAATTCACTTGAGTGCCTTTTTCTGTAGAGTCGTCTTTGATCCAACATTCAACTGTTACAGGCAAAGAGCATGAGCACAGCCCCATATTAACAAGGTTGCCCGAGGTATCTACGGTCTGCCTTTCTTCATTTATAAACATAACTGGAGTCGAACATTGATTTAGCGGTGTAGTTTTTACACGGTAAACAGCACTAAAATCTGTGTTGTACCCATTTGAAGTCGTTACAGTCTCAAGCTTTGCTTTAAATAATTGCATTATTTGTTCACGAATGCTTGCCATTATTTAGTCCTGTTATTTGCTCGTCTTATTGCATCTCTAAAAACTTTTTCAAACTCGTCTTCAGCCACTTTTTCAGCTGCTGCAAAAAAGCCTCGTTTTCCTTCTTGAAACGGAGCATATTTTACATCAGAAAAAACTAACCCTCTTGTATTGAATCCGATATTTGATCGCAACCCTCTAATACTTTTTCTGATAGACCGCCATAAGTTTCCTGTGTCAACAGGCACATAGCCATCTGCACTAGTTCTCCCTAAATCACTTTTTGATGTCGCACCGCCCTTCCTTCTGGCTTCGGTCATCCAAGTTCGCTTCGCTCCTAACTTTGTTTCTTTTGCCCTATTAAATGCACGAACAGTTGCACGTATTACAGCCTCTTTTACAGCATCGCCTACATCTTCGTGCAATACATCAGCATAAGTCCTTACAATATCTGCAAAGGTCCCTGTTTTCGCTCCGTATCGTGCTACTATTTCAACAGGTGCATTGTCACTCATTATTCAGCAGGTTCCTTTGGCTCTTCTTTTTTCTTTTCTTTTTTTGCTTTATCTTTTTCTGCAAATCCATTGCGAATTAAATATTCTGCTTGGCTATCTTCAAGGTCGTAATTTGATCCTTGCTCTAAGGAAGTTTTGTATCCATCAAGGTTCACCTTAACATTTTTTAAGATTTTAATTTTCATACGTTTAATCTCCTGTAGGGTTGTAAAGCTCTTTTAACATTAGGTAGAAAATCATATGCACCAACAAAGCTCGCACTCCCATCTCCACCACTTGCCGAGGTTGTACCTAAGTTCATGCGTCTGTCCCATAAATAAGCACATTGCTTTATTACAGCCTTTTTCAAATTAGAATCGACACCAGCAACACCACTTGTTACTGTATAACCACCTGAGTATTTAACTTTAACAACATTTGCACCCTTTAACCAGAAAGTCGTGCGATCAACCCCAGAAAGTTCCCTGCGCCAAGTATTTGACTTAATAACAATGCCACGCTCTGCATAATCACCACCGACATAGTAATTGCTTGAGTCAATCAATGTTCCTGAGCCAAATTCTCTCTCGGCATCTTCGTGTATAGTCGCAACCGATGTTATGGGGAATAATTTTAAGCTTAGTAACTCGCTACCCCCAGTAGGGTATTCTATTCTATCAACTTGAGCGGCAAACAAACGATCGCAATAAGCTTCTACTTCAGCAGAAACGTGCTCGATTATTTCTTCAAGTAAGGTGTCCTCACCTGATCCAGAAAAATTTAAATAAGTTTTTAAATCCGATTTGCTTACTAATTGTGTAGCCATAAAATTGCCCCTAAAAAAGAGAGCACACCCAACTTGTGCAGGTTAGGTGCGCTCCTTAACCAATGACTCGGTTAAGCCATTGTAATATGACCAAGAGCCTCTTTTTTAATTACCGCAAAGCTAACACGCTTGCTAAGGATCATATCAATGTAAGGATAGTCCTTTTCAATTAATCGATCCATAGTCAGTCCTAATCTATCAACAACCAAACAAGCTTGGCCAAAATCACCAAAGAAAATTGGCTTCTTACCAGTAGCTAAGTTATCGAGGTCGTTAGAGATAAAATAAGGATTGCCAAGAAGAGTAGCAGAAGCACCTTCAATTGCTTGCATTCCTGCCATCCAGATGTATTGGTTGTTTGCATCCTTAAGTTGACGTAAAGCTTGCAGAGTTGATCTATTAAAAGTCCAAACAGAGCGGCCTTGGTATTGCTGCTTAGTTTGGGCTAATTGAAGGTCTAAAAGCTCATCGATTGTTACAGCTGTTGCACTAGCCGCTGTTTTGTTATTTAGTCCTGACTCTTGATTGATACCAGTAATTGAACCATAAGAAGCAGAACCATCACCCTTAATAAAAGCCTCGCCTTCGGCTTGTGCTACAGCATCGCCAAGGGCTCCCATTACAAAAGACTCAATGTTTGGAATGTCTACAATTGCTTCTCTCGAAACTTTAACCCAGCCATTAAGCACTTGTGGCGTAATGGTCGCTTGAGAAAAAGTAGGGTTGTACTTATCACCAGCAGCAGGAAAGTCACCTTCAGCTTCCCAGACAGCACTTGCTGTTGTTGCTGTATTTACCTTCAATGCATTTCCAGAAATATTAACAACTCTTGCGAATTGGCGAAGAGGGCTAACTTCTAAAAGGTTTCTTTGAATTTCAGGAAATAGATTTTCAGGTACAGCATAACCACCAGCTGCGTTTGTTAGTGATAGAATATCAGCCTTAAAGCATTGTGGAGCTAACTCGCCCATTCTTGCTTTTTTCTCAGGTGCAAAATTAGCTCTGCCTTTTTGCAAATACTCAATAAATAGATTTTTGTATTCAATTACAGGGTTGTTTGCATCCTCTTCTGAAAGCTGTGGTCTTTTAGAAATAGCAACAGCCTTTTTAAGGCCTTCGTCTAGCTCATCTAGACGGTTGTTCATCCGTTCCCATTTGCTAGTAAAATCAGATTTAAAAGCCTGATTTTCCTTAATGTGTTTTTCATTAACCGCTTTGGCTTCTTCCCATAGACGGCCCTGCTCATCGACAAGTTGTTTAATATCAGTCATTTTCGTTCCTCCTTAATGACTTTATGTATTTACGCAGACCTGCAAGCGGATCAATCCCAGCAAGGGGATCAGCCACTTCGTCGACCGACCGCCTCTGTCTGTCTGCTTTGACTGCGGTTATCTCCGTTGCTTCATTAGCAGGAAAATCGACCGCAGAAACTTCATATAGCTTAAGCTCTTTTAGCCTAAAAATCTGTTTGCCATTTTTTACGGCTTTTTCTTCGTCAATAACATCGTAGGCAAAGCTCATCTTTTCAATAGCACCCTGCTTAATTAAGCTGTGCACTTCACGACCCCTTTGCACCTCAAGGTTTATTGCTGCCTTTACTTTTAGCCCTTTGTCGTCCTCTTCAACTGTAGCAATGCCAATCGTGTCCTTATGGTTGTACTGCAGTTTAATGATTCCATTATTGTCTTTTATAGTCTTTTCAAAAGCTCCTTTTTCAACTAAGTCGCCAACCCTGTCGACATTATCAAAAATAGAGGCATAACCCTCAAAAACTCCAGTCTCTAAAAAATCTGCACTTGCTTTTAATTCAAAATCTTTTGTTAACCTTTCCATGCTTAAATCTCCTTATAGCCTATGGTACAGCGACATTGTATTGTTTCACTAGGTGCGGCATTAAATGACCTATCAGCAGGAAATGCTAATTTGTTTACCCCTATTTTAAACACATCATCCATATCAATAGCTTTGCCATTCATTAGCCTGTGTGATTCTCTTGTCCTACTATCCCCATACGCTAACCAAACCTTTTGCAAAGGCACCCCTGCTTGCTTGCCTGCCTCTACTATCCCAAAGTTCATAGCAGGGGCTGTTTCGGTTCTGGCTATTACCATAGCCCTCACAGAGGTAATGTTCTGCTTGAATGCTTGCTGAATACTGTCTGCAATCTCATCAACTCCCTGCCCTAAGTCGATGCCCTCTTGTACAGCGTTAGCTATTTGATTTTCAGTTGTTTGGTCGATGCCTGTGACATCCTTTGCTGTCTGAGTATAGACCCAATTGGAAACAGCTTCGGTATATATATCAAACTCGTCTAATTGTTTTGTATTCATACTAGGGAAGGCTTTTTTAAGCTCTTTTAACTGCTCTAGCCCTACCCTTTGAATAATCCCTAACTTACCATCAATTAGCAGGTCGGTTAGCCCTTCTATTCTATCTAATGCACCATTAGCTATAAGTGTTTTAAACAACCCTAGATCGCCCCTAGAATCATCTAAGGCTTTGAGCACTTCCTTCTCTTGCTTTCTAAACTCGGTCGCTAATTTTTTTGACAGCTTTAAACTTTCACGTTCTCTGGCTCTTTCTGTAATCCTTCTCATTTCAGCAAATGAAGTTATTGTTTTCATACTCTTTACATCTGAAACAATAGGCAAAGAAGGCAAGACGATATCACCACCTGCCAAACTATCTAGCCCTAGTGCTTCCCTTGCCTCATTCTGGGTAATAATACCCGATTGATAAAGACTCGTTGAAAACTCAGCCTTTGCTGTATACTCTTGCCTTTTAGCTTCCTGTCTAAACTTTTGTATTACTTCCACTTCATCAAGATTAATCACTAGCTTTTCATTCTCATTTAGTAGTGCTTTCTCAAAGGCTATTAATATTCTTTGCATCTGAGGGACAACAACTTGTTGCATAAACCCTAGCTTCGCCTCTTTTACATTCTCATAAGTAGCCTTGCCTATACCCAAGAGCTCAAGAGGCACCTTGAATGCCATTGCAATCTCTTTACCTGACAAGTCCATAGCGTTTAGCCAATCCATGTCAACTGGCTTCATTTGCCCCTCTATATAATCAATGTCCCCACTCATAAAAAGAACATCACCTGCATTAGTTGGGCCACCTACTCTAGCCTTAAATTCATTCCTAAACTGGTCACGCATCTCTGCAGGAATCTCTCCTGCATTCCCTTTAAGTATTGCACTTACCTTAGTATGCTTTTGCATAAGGCTTGCATTATACTTACGTCCTGCATTATTTGTGTCCAAGCTTAAAGCAGCTGCACTAGATGGAGCAAGCCCTCGGTATCGATCATTTGGGTTAAATGATTTTATGCAAAGAAAAAACTCGCTCTCTTGATTGACCGTCTTTTTGCCAATCATATATTGCACTTTGTTGTTAATGTTTTTTATCTCTACATCAGCAGGGTTTAGCAATATTATTTCTGTAGGGTTATCTTTGCTGTCACCCCAGAAATAAACTTCGCCTGCAAGGTCTAAGAAGCAAGAAGTAAAATAAAAAAAATCATAAAGAGAAATGTTTTCGTTGTTATAAATAGCATTTTTAAAAAGGCTTATTATTGGCGCATTTTCTATAACACGTTCGCCACTTACAACCTCAACAGGAAGTGCGGCAAGGTTAGCAGCCCTTTGATCCACACAAGAAAATATATACGGATTCTTTGCGTACCCCTCTTGAGCTACCCCTTGATAATTATCTGTAGAGCCATATAACTGATTTGCTATAGTTGCAAAGAAGGATTTTTTAGGTACAGGCTTTAACATTTCCGCTTGTGGTGTCCTTCTCTTAAACAAATCTGTAAAGCCCATTTAAACAAATCCTATTGAGTAGCTTGTAGCTTCTCGCATATAATTTAAAGCCTGAGTCATGCTATCAACTTGATCGTCATGCATTCTCCCGCTAGGAAACATAGAGCACTCGTCTATAAAATCAACAAGCCAGTCTGCATCACTAGGCAAATAAACGTTGCCCGACTCGATAGAAGGCAAGCAAGCATTAACTCTTGTTATCTTATCCCTATCAACCTTAATAGGCTTAAGGGGCAAAGCTGAACCTCTTCTTAGTTCCTGTAATAGAGAATGTCCAGAAGCTTTTTGCTCAATCAGTATAATAGAAGATGGATGCTTTCGGTACAAATTTATTACTGTTTTTTTAAGATCAGGGAATTCTAGTTTATTTCTGTATAAATATGTTAAATAATAACCATTATCGCATTCAGCCCATAGTGTTCCAACACTATAGTCAGCACTTGTGTTTGCCTCAAAAGCGGTATCCCACGACCAAACCCATCGCTTAACTTTTGGCAGTTCTTTATAATATCTCCACCACTCTCGCTTAATGAGATTGCTATCGTCTTCTATGAACTCGCCCTCAAGCTCTTGCTTGGCAAATTGAGTGGTGTATTGTCCAGCTACCGACTCAATAAAATCCGCAGGCAAATAAGTGTTGTCAGATGTTCTGCTTTGAATCAATTGATGGTTGTTTGTCTTATTCTTCACAAATGAATCATAAAGCCAATTTAAACCTTTCGGTGTTGTAGTAACCCATGCCCTGCTTGGTGTTAGCCTGATACGACCAAGCATAATCAGCCATACATCTGGCTTCATCATCCCTGCTTCGTCCAACCAAAACCAACCAAGGTTTGGCCCTCTTAACCTATCGGGGTTATCAGCTGTCCTAAAAAGAATTAATGAGCCATTGATAAGCTCTAGCGTCATGTCTGATCTATTTAAAGACTTTATGATGTTCGCATCTTCGCAGATGTCTACAACTGTTTTGTAAGTAGCATCTTTAAGCATTGAATAGGTTGGAGCTAAAATAGCCCCAACAGATTTAGCAGGCTGTCTTAAAACTTCAATAGCCCCTGCAAAAGTTTTCCCTGATCCGATCCCACCAATAAAGGCACGATATTTAGAATCGCTAGACCAAAACCCAACTTGAGGCTTGGTAGCGGTTAGTTGATGTAAATTAACTTTCAATCTGGGTAGCAATCGGAGCAGACAGTTACTTCTCTGCCAGATAAGTCTGGGTCGGGCATTAACCCATTACACGAATCGCAATTGTAAGCCTTATAACTGCCTGATGCAATTAAGTTTAAAATACCAACGTCAGAAAGCTTAGGTCTGTTTATATAGTCTCTTAAGGTCTGAGTAACAAAAGGCTTGTCAGCCTCTTCCATCATTAACTGCTTAGTTATCCCCATCTTTGTCTGCTCCTATAATTACGTTAATCTCAACTGGCTGATCTTTTACGCCGACTATTTCTTGCCGTTCAATGTAACCCCTAGATTTGCCCTTAGTTTTTAAATAAAAGATAGTAGCGGCTGTACTACCATCTCTTATTTGCCTATGCAGTTGACTCTCGACAAAATCTAAAGCAACCCCTTCAATGTCTCCAACCGCTTTTTTAAACTCAGGGTCTTGCTTCAGCCACAAATAAAAAGTGCCTCTTCCAATACCAACTTGCTTGACTGCAGTTGTAACCACACCTAAAGACTTTTCTAGCGCCTTTAGCAGCTCCTTTTTTTTGTGTTCAGTTTTGTTCAACTTAAATCCCTTTTCGTGGTGATTTCATTTTAACAAAGTTTTTGTTATTTTGCATCTTTACTATTTTGTTGCCCCATTTTCTCAATAAAACATCGTAAGCATCTAGCTCAACCTCTTTAGTTCTATATGCCACGCATCCACCAGCATTAGTTAAGTGGACAACATCTATGCCATATTTCATACACCTTAAAGCACCACCATATTCAGCTATATGTTGCATTGAGTAATCGTAATCTTCTTTAACCTTTAGCCTTTCGTCAAACCTTAACGGATTTTTTATAATTCCAATTATGTTGGCTCCTATAACGCTTTGCGTTGAAAATGGCGCAAACTCCCTGTAAAACTTATAATCAGCGGCTAAAGACAAGCCCCAGACTTTAAGCCCCCAACCATCACACAAATGAAATTGGTTGTCTAATATATTGTGTATTCTGTCTGGGTCTATAAAAGTTTTTAACTTTCCTTTTTCATAAGTGTGAAAGCTCTTAGCATCATCGTCAACCTGTATATGCCATTCATCGTCTATGTTGTTAAGTATCCAGTTCCTAGTCTTGGTTATTCCTTTAATATTATCTGGCACACCCATTACGTTCTTATGATGCTTCTTGTAGCCATCCACTTCTGCTTTTGGGCACACTATAATGCTGTCTTTAAACAGTTTATGGCTTGTAACCTTACCGACCCTACCTTTAGATGGTATGTATATCTTAAAGCTCATTATTAATTGCTCCGATTTATTAGTTCTATAAGCTCTTGTCCAGACTTCACCCGACCAACACCAGTTTGCTTATATGTTTCTGTAAAGTTAGGCTTTATAACAGTACCAATATTAAAAAACTCTTTTACAACCTGCCAATCAAGAGTGTTGTCAAAAGTAAAAACAACGTAATTGTGTTCTTCCAATACTTCTTGTGTGACTTCTATTTCAGGTTTTAAACCTTGCTCAACTTCAAGCTTTTCATTAATTACAGGTAAGTCAAGCCCCCACTCACCGATGCTCTTAGTATCCCATCCAGCATTTAGCATTTCCCAATCCCACTCGCCAAAGCCTACATTGTCCTTAATGATAAATTCTTTTTTCTGCTCTTCGCTTAAACCTTCAGCGATAGAGATTGGCACCTTTTTTAAACCCGCTTCTTTGCAGGCTTTTAGGCGCATATTACCACCTAAAACCTGCATATTTTCATCGACTACAATCGGACGAAGTTCCAACATTTCAGGAAAATCCCGAATGCTTTTTACAAGTAGTTTAAATTTATGCCCCTCAATTATTCGAGGGTTGTCAGGATTGGGCTTTATTTTTGAAATATTTTTAAGCATTGTTTCTCACTTTTCTTTTTAAGAATTTTAAAATAGCAACCTGCTCGTCAATTGGAAGCGTGCTTATGTATTGACACAAACAAATTGTTCTGTTTCTATGTTTTTTTATATCAGGTTTAAAGCTTTTTAGTATTTTTATCAGAAATTCGAACATAAGAAAACCCTCGCTTTTCTTTGTAAAAATCTTCAGTAATATTTCCGTTATAAACTTCTCGCAAATATTTTTCTGCTTCTGCACTATTAAAGGCTAATGTTGGTTTTTTATGAACCCAAACGGCACTTTTGCCGTTATGCTTATAGCCACTAGCATTTTGAATGAAAGTGCCAAGGTCGCCTTTTATTTGGTCCATTTCAGAGGTTCTAATATCTACCTCTGCCTTAAGCTCAAGATACCTGCCGATAGCAAAATCAGCATCTTCGTCCTCGGTTAGGTATTCCTTTTCTTTATCGTCTATTTTATCAATGATTGGTTTTGTTTTTGACTCGACACAATCCCAGAAAAGCTTGCACTCTTCCAATATCCTTTGCTGGGCTGAATAGTCAGCCTTGATCTTATAGACAAAAAAGTCTGGTCCTTCTGTAAGAGCCGCAATATAAGCCTCATCTAACGCATTGCACAATAATTGAGTCTGCACTTGCCAGTAATAAGCTTCTGGCACACCTGCCTGCCATTTCTTTCGGCTTCCTTCACTAAATGCAACTTTACATTCTAATATATATGTAAGGTCATCTTCTGGCCAATTCTTGCACACTACGTACCTATCTGGCCTTGCCTTTAATATAGGGAACTCTTCGCATGTTACCTGTTGGTCTTCTGGGTCAATCAGCAATATATTATCACTTATTATAGCTTTGAGCTCTTCTATCGCTCTATTAGCTACATTGGGTTCAAATTCATGCCCTAAATCAGTAGCAAGATTCCCTGCAAAAGAATCTTTTACCAATCCTGTTTTTTCTTCCCAAAGTTCAACCTTGGTTTTGAAAAGATTTAGCCCTAAAATTGTAGGCACATCACTTGCGCCTATGTATCCCTGCCTTTCCATTTTATTAGCTCCTTTTTATATGGTTATTTATGTAGCTCGATCATTCTTAAAAGAGTACTGCCTGCAAGTTCTTTTTTCAAAGAATTTACTGCTTTCATGTGTTCTGCTAATTCTGTTGCAGCCTTAGCAGCTCTCTCAAAAGCGCAAACATAAGCGGCTTCTAGCTGATTGTAGCTTTCGATCAAAACTTGATCATAAATTTCGTCAAAATCTTCTTTAGTATGATTTGGTCCTTGGCAAATCATGCTTGCCTTATTCCTTAATCCGTCTATTTTTTCTGTGTGAATTCGTCTTGCAACTTTTGCTTCGTATTTAATATCTTTGATCTTCATTGTTATGGCTCCCTGCTTATGGCCCCTATCGGGGCCCTGATTGTTTAATTTATATCTAAATCGTATTCGCCATCTGGTAAATCGTTGATTGCGTCCTCAACATCCCAGAGATCATTTTCATCTAACCATCTATGAATATCTACGTTAACAACTCCATTGCTTACCCATACTTTATTTTTTGGGTTATGGCCTGTTTTCTTAATCGCTTTTCTGATTATTGCTGCTGCTTGTCCTGCTTTCATGTTTAGCTCCTTGGCTTTCGCCTCAATAAGTAAGTTATACCTAAGAGCATAAACAATGTACAGTATTTTTTAATATTTTTATTTATTTTTTATTATATCGATTAGATTTGTAAAAGTATCAGCGTCCATAGTGACTAGCACTTTGTTTCTGTCTTTCTTTGAAAATACTAAAATTGGTCTGCCATCTGTGGCTTCAAAGGCTTGGTCATAAGCACCTTGGATATTAGGTCTAGAACCTACTTTCGCTTCTATCCAGTAGTCCGTTCCTTCAACATCAGCACCATTGTCCCCAGACTGACTTTGCCCAACCCCTCTTTTGGCTTTTGGGTACCACCTTTTAAAAAACTCTGCACAAGACCTTTCAAACCTTGCACCCTTATCTCTGCTCCGTTTTCCACTCATTAATAACAACCTTTTTTAAATCTTCTTTTTTTATAAAGATCATTTCTTCGTAATCTTCTGGGTCATTTCTATCGAACCTGCCCCCATGCCCTAAAGTAAAGTCCACCTTATTAAGAACACAAGTTCTCAAAGAATCATTGTACTGTATTAAAAGTATTGTATCTAAATTTAAGGTTTCTTTATAACGCAACGCAGCATTGTGCTTTTTTTTATGTATCATTAAGGTTTTATACCTATTTGCCTTGCACTTTCTTCTTTTAAATTCAAGTAAGCTAATAATGGCACCTTTTTTACATATGGCAAAATCAATTTCATGCCGTACCAAAAGCTTAGCAGGTTCAAACCCAAGAGAACGAATATATCGCCTTGCTACATTTTCATTTTTTAAATCTGCTTTTGTTTCATAGATAGGGCGCATTAATTTTGGTCCTCGTTTAGATCACCAAGCCAATAAGCGAGTTCTATTAGAGTCCAGCAAGATATAAAAAGCACTATTGCTTCAACACTTGTTAATATGGTATGGTCTTGTATAATATGCATTGGTTTAGCTCCCTGTGTATGTTCGTCTGTCAGGGCCGCACTAAGCGGCCCTTTTCTTTTTTATATACTATTTTCTTCGCCTGTCCATTTTTTCACCCAATTTTTCCTGCAATCTTATGGCACGAATTACAGCAAGCTCTTCTAATGATTCACCGTCTGCAATCTCTTCGTAGATTTCTTTTAAATTTGGGTTGCTAAGTAGTCCAGCCAACAAGAGCTCGGCAGTATGTTTAATGGATGTTCTTCTGTCGTGATCTTTTGAAAATACATAATCCATCATAACTACCACGGAGTCTCGTCATGCTTTTCTTCTGTAGCAGGCTCGAAAGCAACGACCCTGTTCCTGTCGTCCTCAACGATCACCATAAGCTTAAGCTTTTTTGTTTTTATCTGCTCAAATCCTTTAGCATTTAATGAGTTACTAGCCTTTAACAAAGCGGTTAGTCTTTGCTTGGCAATTTCCCCACCTTTACCTTCGTTATGTACGTTGAAATATTCAAACAACTTCCTGCCAATGTGTGAAGGTCCTACAATATCAAAGACAGCTTTAATCATTTGGTTGCCTGCCTTGCTAGTGTAATCACCAATTTCTGTTATCTCGGCATTATACTTGCCCCTTGGAATAGGGGCAAAGCTTCGCTCTTCGTTGTTTGTCATATAATCGTTTGGGCTGAATCCTAAAAAGTTCATGTTTTTTGCTCCTTGTTTTTATACCATGAAAAATTTTGCTTCGTCTGGGCATTCAGAAAGCGGTCTGCTTTTTCCATTCTTAAAAATGAATTCGCTTTCGGTAACCGTACCTTGGAAAACTTTGCCATTTAAGTGCAATTCTGCAGTTCCAACTGGCACAGCTGTTGGTGCATAATATTCTTCAACCTCTGCACCTGTGAATACCTCTTGTATTAATTTTACTGCAGGGTCTTCAGTAGAATTCCCTTCTGTAAAATTTTCAGTAAATTCTGGGTATATCTTATCCCAAATTGCTTTAATGTTCGGCTTCTCGTAAGCATCTAATGCTTGTGACCTATCCTTGCAGACAAACCTTTGATCAGCCTCGCTTGAGGTTTGTAGCGCCCTCGTTACGCTACCGTCCTCTTTTTTGAATATCCTGTAGCAAGCTACGATATCAAAAAACTGCGGAAGCTTTTGCTTTAGCGCATTACCTTCCAACGATGGACTGTAAAGCAAGCAACCTGCATCGTCTTGAATCTGGTCTTGATGAGTAATAAAATATTTATTACACTTCAAACCCCTTAACATTGAAACGGCTTGCTTGATTAGATCACCCATCTCCATATAAGCCTGCCTAGAGTCCCTGTGCTTTTGCTTTAATTCCGACAAAAACATGCTAGACATTTCGCTCAATGCATCCACAACAACCCAATTGAAGTTGTTGTTCTTTTGCAAATCCATAAAAAGAGAAAATGCTTCTTTAATGCTTGTTGGTTGGGCAACGGCTATGTCTTTGTCCCTGAGGGTAAAAGTTCCGTTGTCAAAATCGATAATGAGGATATTTTCATCATCATCTGGTATTGTGGATACAAGTGAAGTTTTCCCGACTCCTGCTCCCCCGTAGACAAGTAGCTCAACTTGTCTGCTATTTAGCTCCTTTGTTGTTTTGTACATTTTATATGCTCCTTTTTATTTTGTGTATTTTGCCGCAGCTTCGGCAATGCTCGTCTGTTTGGAAAGCTGTATAGCTTTCCATTGCTCATATTCTTTTATTGGGAATAGCCACTTCCCAGAATTTTTTATAACTGGTGGTAAGTCTTTTTCTGACTTGTTGTACCAGTTATAAAGTGTCATTTTTGATACACCAAAAATATTAGCCATTTCTGTTGCACTATAGTACTGCTTCATTTTTTCACCTCCTCATAATTCTATTTGTATTCTGTTGCCGCTTGAGTCTTTCCAATGGTTATTTGAATTTGTCACCGACTGCACGAAAATTTTAAAATCTTTATCTTTGGGTTTTTTTAGATATATGTCGTCGTCTTCTAAATTTTTTTCCATCCATTCAGCAGACATTGTTTCATTATTTAAGTAAACTTTCATTTCTTGCTCCTAAAGGGCACTAAAGGCCCTTTAGTATATAACCGTATTTTTTATTATTTTAAAGAACTTTATGCAACTTTTAGCCTTAGAATGTCCTTTTTAAATACTCTGTCAAATTTAACCATTGCTTGTAAAGCGTAAGCTGCATTTGATCCTTTTAACCCTTCGGTGCAAGCATTATACAAGCTCCAAAGGTTGTTGCTAGGAAAGCATTCGTGCTGTGGTTTTTTCCACTCTTTTAATGCGATGTTAAAGCACTTAGAATTTAAGATGTCTAAACCTCTAAGAAGCCCAAGGAATTGATAGCCTTGCTCTAAAGTTATATACCTAAACTCCATATCTTCGATTGTTTGTAACTCTTTTTCAAAATCAGGCACTATCGATGCAACAGCTTCTTTTACTAGCCATTCAACATCATCCATAACATTAGTGGTATGCTTTCTTAGCTTCGTAAAGCTTGAGCCTTGAATTTGTAGATTGTCACAAACAAATACTTTAGCTCCGCTTGCAAGCCCTACCGACATGCTTTTGTCATAGCTATTTCTGAAACAAATAGCAGGGGCTAGTTCTTCGTTTTCATGCTTTATTTTGGCGCAGCCAAATAACTTTTGGCCATCAGTCGAGCAAGCCAGCTCCATTGTGTCTAGTATTAGCCCGTGCCCTTCAATGCTGTCTGTTACAGCATTAATAAGATACCTGTTGCTAACAGGCTGATAACTCTTTGTTGCCTCTGGCAAATCGATTGCTGTGGCTTCGCCAAATGTAATTAGTTTTGAGTTTGAATGATATAACATGATTAGCTCCTTGTTGTTTTTTTTAAGAAAAAGCCCCTTTCGGGGCCTTGATTTGTTAGTTAAACTTTTTTAGCCCTCTTCTCTTGGCTTCTCTTGGGAAGTTTTTCCAAAGAGTTTTTACGATTTGGACTCTAATCTTGCCCACCTCTTCCCAAGTAACGTCACAATCTTTAGTATGGTCCATTAGAGCCATACCCATATTAAAACCGTGCGACTCTGATTGTTGCAAAAGGCCTATAAGCTCTTTTGCATTTTTGCTATTTAACTTTTCTTGAGTTAAATAACTAAATTGATAACATCTAGCTTTTTTTACATGATTTCCTTTGTACATATTTAGCTCCTTGTCTTGTTTATTATGATACTTTAATAAAAGGCTTTTCTTCTGTGATCTTTGTAATAGTAGCTCCGTAATACTTATCACCAACCTTAAGCTTAATATCAACGCCTTCTTGAACTGTCTTTGTAAATACAGTTTCTTTTTGCTCTTCATAAGTTAATGCTGTTATTTTATAAGTGATTGTTTTCATCTTAGCTCCTTGCGATTTCCTCGCCTTGACAAGTATAGTTATAACAAGCCCATTAAACATAGTAAAGTATTTTTATTCATTTTTTATAATATTTTATTATTTATTTTTAAAACAGAAAAAAAGAGGGGTATTAGTTTATTTGCAATCTTATGGTATTGCTTTTTCTGCTAAGAAATTAGATTTGAAGATTAAAACCCCTACGGGGTTGAAAGCTGAAAAGCTTTAAGAAGTATAAGCGATAGCTTATGCTTTAAGCAATACCATATATTTTATATTTAGTCAAAATAATAAATTTAGACAAAAAAAGGGCTAGTTTTTACACTAGCCCTGCCGAGGGTTTGAAGGGGGTATGTGTGCGGGGAATTAAATTGCTATTGTAGACGAATGGCAATATTTTATTTCGTTGCCCGTCCTGACTGCAAAAACCTCTTTAGTGTCGGTTAATGTAGTTAAGCATTCTTCCAACTCTCGCAACCTTATATGCATTAGTGCTTTTTGAAGCTCTTCTTTATTAGGGCTTTTCAGCTCCTTTATTTTTGCGATAACTTCTTTTAGCATTGCTTCATGCTTGTTTTGCGAGATGTTATCCTTTAGGATATCGTTAAGACTCCTTAAACAATATTCTGCCAATTTACACCCGAAGTCAATATCAATAATGTTAATTATTGGGTTTTTTGGGTTTCTTCCTAATGCATGCAATTGTGTGAATTTATTTGCTTGCTCTACTTCCCTTGCATGTATTGTCCTTTCTAAACCGTCACTTAAGCTAAATACATACTCAACCCTGTTGCGCTTGTAGTCATTCCAATAAGCCTTTGCATTATCTTCTATCGGCATTTCAGCAGGCAGGGGCATGTCTTCCCTCATTATTGGTCGCATCCCTGCTAAATGAGCCAAGGCATCTTTTCCCTTGAATTTTTTATCGTTATCCGATGTGTTCATTGTAGGTTGGTCATCACCTATAAAAATGCTTAACCTACCACCAATTCCTTTGGCAATTAAACTACGGCTAAAAAAACTTTTGAATCCCTCAGGGGTAGTTGTTGCATAAATGCTTACGTAAGGATTCCAACAGCCCCCAGTAATCCCATAAGTGCGAGACCGCTCCCCAGCGAATTTTGTAAGGCTTGATGTGTACAATTCATTTAATGTTTCAATAATAGCACTTTGAAATGACCCTGCACCGAATTTAGTTGCCATCTCGAATTGAGCTGATGCTTCGTCTATTACGTCAATTCGCTCCCTATTGTTGGGTAAATCTTCAATGATTGAAACAGAGCTTGCATATTTTCCTGCACCGACCAATGACGGACGATTGAGCTTGCCAGCTATAATGCTTTTAATAAATCTCATCGGTGCATTTTTGCCTGTTCCAGATTTTCCGATTGAGAATAAATAAACATTAGGTGCTATTCCGTCAAACTTCCAAATGTTACCCGCTAGTGCTGAGACAATGCCAAGCCCAGAGGCTAAGGCAAAAGCAGGTTGTAATAAAAAGCTATTGCAAAGAATATAATTTTTTAAATCTAGCAATAGGCCTTCTGGCTCTGGTATTTTATACCCATCAGCACTAACATCTTTTTTTAGTATTTCGCTTAAATCTTCAACCTCAATATATTTCTGTAGTTTGCCCTGAGCCTTTAATTTATATTTGCCCTCAACAAGTTTGTAAACTTCAATTGAACTTAGTGGTTTTGGTTGTTGAGCATTTAAAGCATTTGCGATTGCAAGACTTTCTGAATATTTAAAATCATTTATTGCAAGCCTATATATTACAGTTGATAAAAGGTTGTTGCGATTGCCTTGGCTGACATTCCCTTTTAGCACTTCTAATGTAGCACTTGATTTAAACTTTGGCTTTGCTGTATCTGGTCTTAGCTTGGGTAAATCATCAAAACCAGTAAAGCCTGCATCAACGTCCGACTTATACAAAAATCCGTTTTCATTAAACGAACCCTCGGCCACTACATAACCACCTTGACCCCTAATATCAATTTTACCTTCTTTTGTATCTTTAGGCGGCAGGTAACTCATTCTTTGGTTGGTTTCACCATTATATTTGTAATAATAGTGAATGCCATCTTGGGTATGTACTTTGTATGGTGTAGGCGGTAAGTTAGCATCTATCCATCTTATAGCCTCAATTGTATCAGCATCAACAACAGTAATGCCAGACAATTCACCTGTGGCAATTCCAAAATTACCCTTGTGTGTTTCGATAAATTCTTCTGTTATATATTCTGATTGATATTTAGTCCAAGCCAACCCTTTAGGTGGGAACTTGCTTTGGTTTTGAAGTGGAAACACAGACAGCCCGTGCTCCAATAATTCGATTGCTTCCATTTGTTTAGCTCCTTATATTATTGCATGTATATAATATAAAATACTAAAAAATGAAAATATTATTTTGAGGTTCTGTATAGCCTTTTATTTGACGCAATGCGTTGAGCTTCTTTTAAAGCATGTATAAAATCAAGCCAATTAAAATCTTGCCCATCTTTTTCAAAGATTCCCTGTGCTTCTTTTATTAAACTTTCTAGTTCTTCACTAAATGATTTTTTGCTTTGTTTCTTAACTGGTGCTTTTTTAGCAGGTGATTTTTTCTCGCTCATTATTTACGCCCCTTACCATTTTTTAGAAAATCTACAATAGCCCCTGTAGAGCTTTTAAGTTCGATTATATTATCTTCGATTTTGTTCGATTTATCAATGAGTTTAACAATAATGCTGTAAAGCTCTTCTATGCGCTTATCAGTACGTTCTTGCTGGTGTTTAATCACCTTAAAAAGAAGATAGCCACAGCCGACAGCTAGACCGCCAGCAATTCCTAAAGTTTCTACTAGTTCCAAAATTTCGCCAGTCATATTAGTCCCGTAATTCGAAGTGAGGCAAATCGTCAAATTTATTGTCTTTTAAATCTTTGTCTTGGTCCCAGTCGCCACCCCAGCGAATGTTTAAGCCTTTCTGCGAGGCTATCCCTAACACAAAACCCGCAAAATATGTAAAACGTTCTCTGTCTTGCCAATCAATAGGGTAAGGCGCAACATCTACAGCTTTGCCTAGCAAATGCTTCGATTTCATTGTCTTGCTTTTACCTTCGGCAACTAATTTCTTTTGTCTTTCTTCAGTCCTTAACCCTTCGAGTATAGTACAATCGAAATGCTTAACAACCTCTGTGAAAAGGTCAATCAACCTTTGATCTGTTGTGTTAAGTCTATCCTGCGACTTTTTAGAAAACTTAGGCATTTAAAATTTCCACTCTATACCAGTAATGGCTTTCAATTCATTTTTAGCAGGCTCTAGCGAGGTTTCCACAAAAGCGGCAACATCTTT